AGTTGCTTAGTGCAACTGGCATTGGTTAAGGGGAGATAAATCATGGCAGCTATATCAAGAGCGCAAACTCTTAAGCAGCTTCTCCCTGGGCTTAATGCACTTTTCGGGGATGAATATGCTGAGTATCCAGACCAGCATAAGGAAATCTATGCAACTGAAAATTCCGAAAGAAGTTTTGAAGAGGAATTGAAGTTGTCGGGTTTCGGGGCAGCGCCAGTAAAAGATGAGGGTGCGTCTATCAGTTACGATACCGCGCAAGAATCTTTTGTTGCTCGCTACACACACGAAACAATAGCGATGGGATTTTCTATCACAGAAGAGGCAATGGAGGATAACCTCTATGTATCTCTTTCTGGTAGATATACCAAAGCTCTTGCTCGTGCAATGGGTCACACTCAGCAGGTCAAAGCTGTATTTCCTCTGAACAATGGCTTTACCAACAGTTATCAGTCAGGTGATGGCGTGAATTTATTCACAGCATCAAGTGATGGCGTAACTGGTGGTGATGGACATCCATTGGTCAGTGGTGGCAAGAACTCTAACCGTCCTTCCACGGCGGCTGATTTAAACGAAACTTCTTTGGAAGATGCCGTTATTCAGATTAGTAAGTGGACTGACGAAAGAGGCCTTAAGATTGCAGCTAGGCCGAAAAAGCTGGTTATTCCTACTGATCTTCAGTTTGTTGCAACTCGATTGCTCAAAAGTGACTACAGAGTAGGAACCGCTGACAACGATGTTAATGCTATTAAGACAAATGGCGTGATACCTGATGGCTATGCAGTTAATAACTTTTTAACTGACACAAATGCCTTCTTTATCATTACAGATGTTCCTGATGGTATGAAGCATTTTGTAAGGTCATCATTGTCTACGTCTATGGACGGAGACTTTGATACTGGCAATGTGAGATACAAAGCCAGGGAAAGGTACTCTTTTGGGGTATCTGACCCACTTGGAATTTGGGGATCACCAGGTAGTTCGTAAGAGCTTAAGAGAGGCTCATAGGGTAATAGTTGCTTCATGGATTAGGCTTCACCTTAGTCTCGTCGGGTCTTTTGGTGAATATTATCCGGCATTGAGCCTCTCTTTTTTAATCTAGGGATTTTATTGATTCTCTATCAACTGCCCTAGCAGACAAGCCAAGATGGTAGAGTTTTTCTTTTAGGAGAAAATAATGGCGAACACAACTTTTAGAGGTAATCTCAGAGCGGTAAGCGGAATTGAACAAATCAGCATAAGCTCTAGCACAGGTGCCGTCACGACAAATCTGGATATAGACTCCAGTGGTAATATCACTACGACAGGGTATGTTTCCGCTTATGACAACGTTAGCAGCATTACGTCTGCTACCAAGAGCGTTGAGTCTACCGATTCAGGTACGGTTTTTACCCTGAACAGGGCAGCAGGCATCGTGATAACACTGCCAACTGCTGCGGCGGGGTATAACTATACCTTCATTGTCGGCACCACTTTCACAGGTGCGGGACAGATCAATACGGACAATGCCAGTGACCTGTTCTCTGGCTTTGCACACATTTTTGATCCAGCCACGGC